CCTTTGATTTCTTGAAGATGGGTTGGAAGTCTGGCGCCATCAGGCCCTCGTAGCGGTAGGCGCGGACGCGGACGTAGTTGAACGGCATTCGCGTCCCGTCCTGGTCCTGGCCCCAGACGATGCGTGCGTTGCAGGAGCGGCAGTTGTCCTGCATGTCGGTGGTGACCTTCTTCATGGTCGCTCCTCCTTCTACAGGTCGTCGAGGCAGATGTCCTTGTCCTCGACAAAGTCGAACTTGCCCGCCTTGGCCCACGGCCAGAGTCGGCAGAAGATCCGCTTCCACCACGGTCGCGGGACGAGCCAGCCGCTCGTGTCGTCCAGCTCCACGAACGTCGATACGCCGTTGGGGGAAGTCTGGACCCAGTACGTCCGATTGTTCTTGACCATGAGCTTAGTCATCGGGCCGGTCTTCCCACTTGGCCTCGAAGCGCAGCTCGTCGGCCTTCTCCTTCGCGTGGCGTGGACAGATGTCCCACTCCTCCGGGTCGTAGTCGGGCCCCTCAGCTTCCTGGGGTGAGAGGCCCGCGTTGTAGTCCGCGAAGCAGCGCGGGCAGTTGTTGGGCTCGGGCGGGTCGAGGTGCTGGTCGGGGACGCTCATACCGTGATCTCTTCGCCGTGGGGCCGGATTGTCTCACGGGCGTTGACCTCGAAGATGCTGACGTCGGTCGGCATACGACTCGGAAGGTCCTTTGACTGGACCTTGAACACGAACGACTGATGAGTGCACTCCCGGAGAAGCTGGAGCACCTTGCCGGAGGTCGCCGGATCCAGGTGCTCGAGGTTGTCGATCGCCACCATGCCGATCTTCGTCACGGTCGCCGTGGCGATCTGGAACGCCACCCCGAACAGGGTCCTCTGGGCGTCCGAGAGCAGCCTGGCCGGGCGCTCCCACACCAGGGGCTCCTTGCCTTCGGAAAGCCGCGGCGCGATCGAGACGCCCTCGTAGCCCCACAGGGCCATGATTTCAAGTAGCTGGCCCTCGAAGGCCGCGACCTCGTCGCCCGCAGCCAGCTCCGCCTGGATCGGCCCGGTCGGCGAGAGGCCCTTCACGAGCGCGTCGAGGTCGTCCTGTTCGCGCTTCAGGTTGGCGTAGCGGTCGCCGTGGGTCGCCATCGCCTTGCGGGCGACGACGGCCTCGCGGATCATCGTCTGCTTCTCCCGGCCCTGCTTGGCTCGGTCCTCCAGGGCGCCCATCTTGGCGAGCCGCTCCTCCCGGTCAGCCTTCAGCGTCTTGCCGTGCGCCTTGATCTCAGCCTGGACAGCCTCTTTCATGGCCTCACACTTGGCGAGACGGTCGCGGTTCTGGATGTAGTGTTGCTCGCGCCGCTCGACCTTGGCGATCTCCCGCTCCAGGCTGCCCTGGACCTTCTCGAACTCGACCTCGTTCTCCTTCAGCTTGCCCAGCTCCATGCGGTCCTTCTGCGAGCCGCGGGCCACGGCGCCCATTCGCTCCTTCAGCGTCAGCCGCAGCGCCTTCAGCTTCGCCGGCTGCAACTTGGTCGTGCACATCGGGCAGGCCTTGATGTCCTTGCCGACCTGCTGCGCGTAAGTCTCGATGGCCTTGATGTCGCCCTTGGCCTCCGCGACCCTCTCAGTGGTCGTGGCGAGCTTGGCGAGCGTCAGCTTGCGGGCCTCGGTCGCGTCGGCGAGCTGCTGGAGCAGCTTGCTCGTGTCCGCTTTGATCTCGTCGGCGGTGTCGTCGAGGTCGCCGATGTCGGCGAGCGCCGCGTCGATGCGGGCGAGCTTGTCTTCGAGCTGCTCGCCCTTGCGGTCGAGCGTGGCTACCTCGAGCTGTAGCTCCCCGGCCTCGTTCTCGATCTCCTTGACGCGAGCCGTGACGCGCAGGTCGAGGTCCTCCAGGTCGCTGAGCGTCTTGTCCTTCAGCGCGTCCGGGACGTCGAGACTGACCTCGCCCAGCGTCCGGAGCTCCGAGCCGACCTCGCGCCTGCGGTCGTAGGCCTGGGCGTACAGTTCGCCGACCTCGGCGGTCCCAGCTTCCTCGACGTCGCGCTTCATCCAGTTGATGAGTAGCTCCTGGTACTCAATGGGGATCTTGACCGCGGCGGGCTGCGCCAGGTCGAGCATGAGCGCCTGCGCCTCGGCGGGCTTCATGCGGAGGATCTCGGTCGAGTAGAGGCAGGCCCGGATCGCGGCGCGTGCCTCGGTGAACCCCAACTGAGTGTTGATCGCGTCCTGGGTTGCGCTCTTGGGCCCCTCGCCTTCGCGCCGGGGGATCATGTTGCCGTCGTTGTCGGTGAGCGTCACTTCCCACTTGCGCCGCGAGCCGGTGCGGCGCAGGTCCCCAAGGTTGCGGCCCGTCTCCGCGCCCCGGCAGGTGCCGGTGAGCGCGACGGCGATCGCGTCGAGGATCGTGCTCTTGCCTTCTCCGTTGAGCCCCGCGAAGACGTTGACCATATTCAATGGCTCGATCAGCGTCTTCTCGAAGCATCGGAAGTTCTTCATTTCGATACTGCGCAGGTACATCAGGTTGCCTCCTTTTTCTTCTTGACGACTGCGGTGGGAACGAACTCGACGATCTCCTGCACGTCGGCACCGCAGTAGATGGTGTCGCCGCTGGTGAGATCCTGGCGGATGGGCTTGCAATGTAGGAGCCGTCTGCCGTCGAGCAGCCTTCGGACGAACTCGTTGGCGGCTGCGCTGGCGTTCTCCTTGCCTTTCACGAAGACGCAGCACGAGACGGTGTGGGCCACGATGGGGTTGTCGGGCATCACGCCTCCTTGACGGTCCCGATCGGGGTGAACCGCTCGGAGAAGCTGGGGTCGTCCTCGGCCTCGCACGCGATCCACGTCGCCTCGTCCTTATTGCAGGCCTTCTTCAGCTTGGTGCGGTTGACCGAGAGGACCGCATGGATGTCCCGCTCGTTCCAGCCGGACGCCGAGAGGCACTCGATGATGCCGGGCACGTCGTAGTTGTGCTTCTCGGTCGAGTCGATCCGCGCCTCGACGCCGTTGGACTCGACGCTGCCGTGCACGCCGACGTAGGACTTCAGGAGCGACGTCAGGAGCTTCCGCTCACGATCGACGAGGATGAGCCGCTGGTGAACCTCGCCCGCCGACTTGGCGTCGTCGATACGCACGGGCGGGGCCCCCTCGATCTTCTCCAGCGGACAGTCCAGGTGGCAGATCGCGCAGAGCGAACCCGCGCAGGCCTCCCAGGGCCCGTCGTTGTCGACCCGCTCCATGATGCGCCGACGCTCGATCTCGATCCGGGACCAGGTCTTCGCGTGGTCGTCTGGGGTTAGCTGGACCTCGATCTCCTTGCCGGTGCGCAAGCTCTTGGTGCGGACGGCGATCTCGTTGCGCCGGTTGTTCTCGGCGGTCAAGCCGAGGTAGGTGTAGAACAGCCAGCCGTAGAAGCGAAGCTGGAACTCCTTCTGCCGCTGGTGCACCCCGCCGAGGGCCGCGGTCGTCCAATCGACAATCTGGTAGCCGGAGCCCTCCGCGGTGACGAGATCCATGATCCCGCCGTAGGCGACGTCGGTGGTGTCCCAGGCCGTCACCGTGAGGTCCTCGCGGAGGCTGAGCTTCTGCTCGACTCCCACGATCGCCTTCGGGTCGATCGGGTACTCCGCGAGGGTGCGGACGAACATGTCGACGTCGTCCCAACTGTCGGCCTCGATCAGCGGATCGCGCTTGAACCAGCAATCGTCCGTGATCCTGTAGAGCCGGTCGTTCGACGTCAGGCCGGAAGATGCGCACGCGCTGAAGTACTCCGCGGCGATGTCGTGCGTCAAGGAGCCCATAGCGAACGGGAGCACCTGCGGCTCCTCCGTGCGCTTGATGTACTTCTTCATGTACCGATACGGACACCCGAAGGTCCGCAGCTTGGACGGAGATACCGAATATCGCGCCATCGGGATGGGCGATGCTTTCGCTTGGGTCATGGTTGCCTCCTAGAAGTCGATGAAGCCGGATTCGCCCCGCTCGGGAGCGACGTTGTCTGTCGGGGTCTGGGGCTGGGGCCGAGGGGTCGGGCGGCGGCGCTGGCCGTGCGGCGGCTTGTCGCGGTTCTTCTCGGCGTTCTCTACGGCGCGAGCCACCTGCTCCCCGGTGGGCTTGTGCTCCTCGCTGACGGCGCGATCCGCCTCGTTGGCCTCGGCGAAGATCTCGTCCCCGGTGTTCAGCGGCTCGTCGTCGGCAAGCCGGTACTCGACGTCCCCCCGCTCGTGGGCTTCGTGGTCGGCCTTCTCCTCTGCGCCGAGGGACTGATCGAGGTCCTCCCCGCCGTCCGGGTAGAGGTCTTCCGGTACCGCCGCGCTCCGAGCTGCAGCTTCTCGCACTTCGCTCGCTGCCGGGAGCTTGGCGATGTGCCGACTCTCCGCGACCTGGAGCAGCTTTTTGATCCCGCCCTCCTCGAAGGTGAGGTTCAGCACCCAGACGGTCTTGCGCCGGCCACCCGGCGCTACCTGGGCAGGTTCGAGAGTCAGGGTCAGCGGGATACCGGCGATCCGACCCGCCGTCTCCTTGATCGCTCGCGCTGCGCTGATCACGTTGCGCATCGAGTTGATGCTGGTGGTGGAGATCTCGTAGACGCCGAACACAGGCGAATCGAGGACGAAGAAGAACAGACGGCCCAGCCGCTTGCACCGCTGCTTGACGTAGTACGGGCACTCCTCCTGAGTGCAGGGCATGTCGAACATCTCGCCGTCTGCGACCTGGAGGCCCTGATCCTTGATGAAGGCGTGGCCCTGGGCGTCGGCATCGCCCATGTAGGTCCGCGTGGCCGTCTCGCCGTCCCAGGAGCGGCAGAAGATCCCCGTGCTCTTGCCGTAGGCGGTCCAGCTCACGGGGAACCAATCATCTTCCTTCTCGGCGGGGACCATGATCCGCGGGATGCGGCGGCAGTCCTTCTCTCCGAGCATCTCGGCCAGCTCCGGAACATCCCGGAAGCTGAAGTAGTCCAGGGCTTTGGGGTACTCCTTGCCCTTGCTGTTCTTCGCCATCTCGCCCAGACGGATCTTTCCAATCCGGGGCAAGCGGGGCTTCAGACCCAACGCTTCGATCGGCATAGCGCCTCCTTCGGACTGCGGGTGGTCTACGCAGCCCAGATGTCTTCGACGGGAACCTCAAGAATGCGGGCGATGCGCAACGCCGTCTCGATCGTGGGCAGCTTCTTGCCGTTCACGAGCGCATTGATGTGGGTGCGGGCCGTGCCTGCCTTCGCGGCCAGGTCGCCCTGCGTCAGCCCACGGTCCTCGAGGATCGCCGCCAGGTTAATCTGCATGTGTCGCCCTCCGGAGACATGGTATCCGAGGGGAGACGCAGAAGCAAGGAGGGAATTTGCCGCCCCAGGAGCGGAGGCAACCCGACCCCTGGAGCGGCGAGCGCGAGCCCCGGACCGAATCCCAACGGGGCGGTGACGAGTTGCTCCTCGCACGGTCGAGGTTAGCACGGCGAGCAATTACCCCCCCATTATTCCGCTGACTACGGTTGCGGACATCCATTTCGACCTTTTGAATGTCCGAATCTTCTGGAAAGGCCTAAGCCCGTCGAATCATTGGGACTTACGGGCGATTTGTGCTGACTATGGGGGGGGTTATTGCCCTCGCTCTGGCTGACGACCCACCATTCTCGTGAGATGATGGGTCGCGGAGCGTGCGGCCTTGGAAAGGGTTACCGCATCTCCACCAGGCTGCGGTACCCCTTTCGGTGACCCCCTGAGATCCCCCAGGAGACGCGCAATTATTCGGCGTCCAGGTGCTCCGGGGGAGGCTCGATCGCCTCGCTGGGGCCGCCAGGCAGGCCCGATTCGGGCGCTCCAGCGGTCCCGAACGTGGAAGTCCCCATAATCAGGACCTCCGGCTCCGGGGCGCTCAGCCAGGCCCAGACGAGAAGCGCACCAAGTAGGACCCCCAGCGTGAGCCAGTACCGTCGATCCAGTCGATTCCATCGCATCCTTCCACCCCCGTTGCCTTTGCTCGAGCTTCGACCTCGAGCGGGTGCTTCTGGTAGCCCCGCCAGAGCGACCACCAGACGTACCGAGCCAGGAACCCCAGGACCCCGAACCGCTCCCACTGATCGACGTGCACCAGCTCGTGCACGAGCATTCGGCGGTCGACCTCAAGGGCCTGGAAGTAGATGCGCCGCGGCAGGGCCACGGCGCATACATCGAGCCAGCGGGGAAGCCAGTGGCCCACTCGAACATCGACCTGGATCACTTCTTCAAAGTCTGGTCGAACGTCTTCTTGAACTGACGCAGGTACTCCGCGTCGTTCGCTGTGATGACGACCTCGTCGCCCTTCTTGGCCTTCTGGATCGTCTTCCACGCCATCGTGGTCGCGCCGTAGGTGGACTCGACGACGGCCATCTTCTCGCAGAACCGCTCGTAGGCGATCTGGTACTTGGTCCCCTCGGTGATGATCCGAGCGACCTCCTGTGCTTTGAGGCGAGCCTCCTTGATCTGCGTGGCCCGCTTCGTCAGCCAGCGGATCGCCATCCTCGCCCACTTGATTACTCCCATGATCAACACTCCCCTATGTCCCCGGCTGTCCGGGCTTGGTTACCCCGTTCGCGCCGCCCGTGAGGAGCGAGCCCGCCAGGTTCAGCAGCACGCCCACGGTCTTCAAGATCCCCACGGTCAGCACCGGCCAGATTTCGATGAGTCCGTCGAGCTGGCCGGCGAGGAGCGCCGTTCCCAGGCCGATGAACAGCACCCGCATGATTCGCACGGCGAACGCCTGCGATGACCAGAAGTGATTCCATAGTTCTTTCACGATCAGTCCTCCTTGCATTCGCACTCGGCCAGGTTCCCGGCCAGGTCGTCGATCACATTGTCGGTCGCCCGCCCGTCGATCACCAGCACGTCGATTCTGCCGATCTCACGTAGGCAGATCCAGCCAAGTAGACCCCAGAGGGCGAGCAGCGCGAACCACGCCGCCGTCTTCGCGTCAATCTTGAGCTCGGCCATGCTGTTCTCTTGCGAGCGGACAATGCAGGTAGGCGCTCTCGATAGATTCCTTCAGCGTCCTGCGCAGCTCGCGGAACTCGTCGGTCAGCTTCCCTTCCAGCTTGTCGAGCCGGTGGTGCGCCGACCTGGTGGACGAGCGCAACGAGCCGAGGAACACGCCGAGGACGACGAGCGCGGACGCGATGGCTACCAGGATGGTGGGCTCGAGGGTCATGTGGTGCTGCTCCTAGTTGACTCCGAACCCACCCGGCGCAGAGAGCGGGAAGCTGAATGGGACAATCAAGTCCCCGTCGTCGCCTGGGTTCGTGACCGTGAGCGTAGTGAAGGGGGCCGCGGGGAACGTGATCTTGCCGCACTCGACTGAGTTGAGGCCGATCGGGTTCGACGACCCGTCAATGTGGATCTCGACGTCCGGGGAGAAGTTGTCGCCGAATAGCGTGTGCAGGCCGCTCTCGTTGAAGGTTCCGTCATGCACCTCGGGCCGCGCTATGCTGGCGACCTCCACGGACCATCCAGAGCTACCCGCTGCGTTCTTCGCTCGCACGGCGAAGAATCGGACCACGCAACCTCCGGGAACGGTGAGGACGATGTCCGTCGCGCCAGCCGTGTCGGTATGCGGCGGGGTGTACTCCCCTGGTGCGGAGCCGATGCCCACGTCGTAGCCGGACGCGCCGTCAGACGCGCTCCAAGTAAGGCCGATCTCTCCGGCGAGCGCGGGCGTGGCGAGCAGAAGCAAGATTGCCGCGATCACGATCCGTTGCATGAGAGTCTCCTTGGGTTGAGGGATTACGGGTCGCTCCCGATGATAGCGCCGTCCGTGGCGCCGGTAGGCTCGCCGACGCTCATGCGGAGATCGGTGCCGTTCTGCCAGATGTGGACCGTGCCGACGACCAGGTGCCCGGTGTTCCAGGCTCCCCCGGCCATCTCGATGTTGCCCTTGTCGGCGTCCGCGCCGGACTGAGAGGCGACGTAGATGGCGCGGTTCGTCGTGCTGCCGCGGCCCTCGAGGTCGGAGATGTAGAAGCCGTTGACGTTCAGGTAGCTGGCGTTCGCGCCGGAGCCCAGATCGTCGACCCTGAAGAAGTCCAGCCAGTTGATCGTCGTCTGGTCCGAGCCGGTCCAGCCCCGGTGCTTCGCGTTGAAGAACCGCAGCTTGTCGACCGTGATCGTGTCGGTTGCGTTCTCGTTGAGGGTGGCGTTCGCTTCAATGACGAACGCTTCGTTGAACTTGACGTTGGTTGCCGACCCGCTGTCCGACAGGCTGAGCAAGGCCGTGTGGCCCCGCAGGTTCGAGTAGTTGGGGCTCGTGTTGCCGGTGATGACGTTCATGGTGGTCGAGGTTCCGAACAGGTTGGGCCTGTTGCCCTCGGTCGACTCCCCGCTGCTGTAGATCGAACTTTGTTCCCATGTCGTAAGGTCCGCTGTCCGGTCGGTGAACTGAGGACGGGATTCGATGCGATTGACGCCGAGCTGCGTCTTCGACCCCGCGTCGAGGTCCATGATGAAGCCCCACAGCTCGTTCGTGCCGAACAGCGTGTAGCCGTGGCCCTCCCAGTTGCCGTGGAACTCGTTCGTTCCATTGACCGGGAACGGGTCGACGATCGACTGCCGACCGACCGCTCGCAGGTAGTTCTGCGTGCACGTCGCATCAATGTCGAGATTCGGGCCTTGCGTATGGCTGGGCGACGACCCGGCCATCTCGATGCTGCTGTTGACGACGTTCCGCATCTTGAGGAAGGTGGCGCCAGCGCCCTCCGTGTCTGTCCCTATGAGGGTGAAAGAGTTGATCTTGCAGTTGCTCTCGCCGTCCATGAAGATGTTGTCGCCCAGCGTGCCGAAGGCGTTGATCTGCGGGCGAAGGACCGAGAAGTAGTTGATGAGGTTCCCGTTGCCAGCCCCGCCGTAGTTGCACTCCCACCAGATTCCGTAGGTGTTCGCGCCACCCGCCTGGTAGACGTAGGCGTACAGGTCGGTAATCACGCTATTGCCGTACTGGATGTCGGCGTGTTCCTGCGTGAACCGGAAGCACTCGTCGCACTCGAAGGCGTTGACGTGATCGAGCCGAACGTGCTGCATGTTCGTCAGCCAGATACAGGAGTCCGTGCCCGATCCGTTCGCGGGAGTGATCCCAGCACAGAAGATGTTCCGGAACTCGCTGAACCCGATCCCGTCCTCATCCGGCGCACCGAATACCAGGGCGTCCTCCATGTTGTAGAAGCCCATGTCCCTGATCGAGATGTTGCGGACCTGCGTGCCGGTGAAAATCCCGCCGCTCGAGTTGACGCCGTTGCCGTCGATCCACGTCCCGCCGTTGGGGACCATGTTGAGATCCTGCGCGTCCTGGGCGGAGGTGTCCTTCAGCCGCGGGCGCACGCCGGTCAGGTTCATCCCAGATTTGAGGGTGTACGGACAGGACACGGATTGCCCGCGGGAAGCCCGGAGTCGCAGAAGTCGAAGTTGCCGGACGCCAGGTGGACCGTGACCGCATTGTCGGTGCCGGGCTCGTCGCCCGTGTCGTCCGAGGCCACAGTCAGCGAATCGTTCGCCGCCTCGAGGCAAGCGTACAGGTCGCCCGCGTCCGCGTCGGTATCGCCGTCCCCGTCCCAATCGAGTCCGCAGTAGAAGCTCGAGGGCTCGGTCGCCGTCAGGCCCGCCCACGTCCCGTCGTTGCACCACCACGCACGAGCCGTCTCGCTGATGCAGTAGGTGTTGTCCACGCAGGGGCTCTCCGTTGGCGGATCTGCCGAGCAGTCCGGCCAGCCGAGCGACAACCATTCCCTCCCGCGGTGGACGAACATCCAGCCGGTCTGCTCGTCGATGTAGATCGCGTCCCTCGAGGACACCTTGCCGCCCGCGGAGTTCCCAGGGTCCGGTGTCGTGCCGCGGTCCCGTGGGTCGGAGTATTCCGCTACAGGCTGACCCACGGCCAGCAAGCAGACCAGGAGACTCATCACAAGCGCCAGGTGCTTCATCGGTTCGTTCCCCTATCCACGGCTCGCCGCACGTCGCGGGTGACCGATCGTGATCCTTGAGGCTTGTAGGGCCTGACCGGCAGGAGCCCTCGAGGTCCGTACTTCCAGACCTTGCCCGGCCCCCGCATCGGGACGCCGCTGCCGTAGTCCATCTTCAGTCGTTGGTAGGCGGTCCAGTCGCCGCGCTCGCCGCCGCTGGTGATGTAGGGCATGGCTCGCATCAGGTTGTGAGCGAGTTCCGGGTTGGGCCCGAAGCCCTGCGGGAAGATCCCGTAGAACGACCACAGGTTCCGGACGTCCACGCCCATCGCGCTGGCGAGCTGGTGGGCGCCTCCGGCCATCATCCCCAGGAGGAGCAGGTGGCGAAGGAACGGGGCGCTGGTCATCACGTCACCGGCACGCAGCTCGCCGCGCCATCGCTTCCTCGGTGGCCGGACGACGTTGTCCCAGAACACGGCGGCCTGCTGCGACGGGTAGCTCCAGAACTGGAACATGAACCGGCCCAGCGGCGTGCCGAACATCGGCGAGGCCTCGACCGGCGAGTAGCCGAACTGAGTCTCGATCACGCCGCGCCTGGCGTACTCCAGCGCCTCGGACGAGTAGAAGGCCTTCCGCGCCATGTCGCCCTTGTGCTCGAGGAGCTGCTCGCTGACCTTCCCGCGCCCGATCCGGAGGGACTCCTCGAAGGACATGCCCCGCCGCTTGGCCGATTCCAGCCCGGCAGCGAACGCTGCGCCGCGGTTGATGAACTCGCCGATCTGGAACGGGCTCAGCGCGACTCGCTCGATGAGGGAGAACGGCTTCTGCCAGAGCTGCCCCGGCCCGGTGTAGAACGACTTGAACTCCTGGGTGAGCTGCTCGCTCTTGATCGTCTTCCACGTCTCAGGGTCGGTCGCCAGCTTCAGGTAGCCCTTCATGGTGTCGCGCAGGCCGTACTTCGCCATCGTGTTCACGCCCTGCGTCAGGTTCGTCAGCATCGAGTCGATGGCGAAGCCGAGCAGCCGGAAGTACTGCGCCCGGTTCAGAATCGAGATCGCCCTGGTCACCGGCTTGGGGCCGAAGAAGTGCCGAATGATCGGGATCTTCAGCGGGATGCCCTTGGTGAACTCGGCGAAGGCGTCGAGCCTCCCCTGAACCATGATGTCGGCGCTGGTCGGGCGGCCAAGCACCTGGTTGGTGTAGCGGGTCGCGTACTCCCGCTGCGACATGAACGGGCCCATTTTCTCGCCCTGGCCCGGCATGGACTCGATGATCGGCTTCGCCTCGAGGACCGCGGGCTCGATGTGGATCTTCCGCAGCGCGTACCGCAGGTAGGACTCGTACATCAGCATCGCGGAGATCTTGTACGGGGTCGCTCCGGTGCGCTTCTTCAGGTACGGCTGCCGTAGCTCCTTGGGGATCATCTGCATATCGTCGGCGCCGAGGATGGTGTCGATCGCCCGCTTCAGCCGCTTCATGCTCCGCGGGTTCTTGGTCCGAATGTAGTCGGTGATCTGGAGCGCCTTCGCCCTCGAGATGTTCGAGCTCAGCGTGTTGGTCAGATCGGCCCGGTCGCCGCCTCCTGCTCGAGCAGCCGGTCCATGATGTGCGTGGCGTAGTACTTCCGCTGACGGCCCTTCTCGAGGCCTTGCCGGTCGGCCAGGTCGTCGAGGACCTCCTTCAGCATCTTGGCGCGATCGCGGTGCCACTCCTTCGGAGCCATGCGCCGGCCATCGGGCATACGGACGTCGGGCCGGGCCAGGTGGCGCTCGTCGCCCTCGGGGTTGTCGAGGAGCAGGTAGATCAGCTTGTCGTCGATGCTGTCGGCCTTGACGCGCCTGCCGCTGGGGTCAACGAAGATCTCCTTCTCGCCGACACTCGATCGGAGGTTCCATTCGCGCTTCATGCCCTCGTAGGCGACGTGGTACCGCTCGTAGATCCCGGTGCCGCGGAGCGCCGTGCGAGGCGGGAACAGTCCGAAGGCCGTGCGCTTCATCCTGCCGCTGGCGAGCTTCTTCTTGCTGACCAGGCCGGGCTCCTCGCCCTGCTCCATCTGCTTGATGAACCCGCGCAGCTTCTTCGGGTAGCTGGCGATGTCGTCGTTGCGCATCCGGAAGCCGACCTTGGTCATCAGGGCTTGCGCGTCCTCGTCGGAGAGCGCCCAGGTCTTGTACTTCTTCGCCTTGAGGATGTTCTCGATGTGCCGGACGTCCATCGCGGCATCGACGCGCCGCATCATGTGGACGAGCTTCTGCGCCGGGGTCATGGCGTCGATCGCCTCCTCGGGGACCGCCTCCTTGCCCAGGTGCGCCATCTTCTCGTGGTCGACCAGCCCCTCCCTCGAGAGGATCTGGATCTCGGCGCTGTCCAGCTCGCGGCCCTTCTTGCCGGTCGGTATCGCGCTGTCCTTCATGTTGACCCGCGTGGTCGCCTGGGATTCGCGCCGCACCTTCTCGAGCTTCTTCTGCACCCCGCCGTCGAGGTTGATCCCCATCTCCTTGGCCCGATCGAGGATGTACTCGGCTTGGGCCTGGAGGTACTGCCGGTCACGCTCGGCCTGGTAGAACTCGCTCGGGCTCGCCGCGCCCATCGCCGTCTTGACCTTCGGGCGGAACTCCGGCATCGAGCCGTAGCCCAGGTTCTTGTAGGCCTGCTCGAGCTTCGGGCGGTCCAGCTTGTTCATCAGCCAAATCGAGGGGATCGTCACGGAGCCGGACTCGACCATCGCGGCCATCGTCGTATCCATCCCCAGCCGACTCAGCTCTTGCGCGAACAGCTCGAGGTCGAACTTCTTCGGGAGCTTCTCCTTGTAGCCCTCGAACGCGACCTCCTGGATCGCACGCCCCAGCGGTTGATTGTCGAACTGCACCAGGTCGCGCACGCGGAGCGCCGCGTCCTCGGAGATCTTTTCGTCAGCGAGCCTCTGCTGCGCCTCCGGCATCTGGTCGTTGAGCTTGTTGACTTCGGCGGCCAGCACCTTCTCGGCGTCGGCCAGCGCACCCAGCTTGTCCAGCTCCTTGTCGATCAGCGTGGAGAACGCGCCTTCCTGCTTCGAGAGGGCCGCCCGGCGCTTGTACTCCTCGACGCGGTCCTTCCTGACCTGCTGCTCCTCGCGCACCTTGTCGAGGTTGTTGCCGGTCAGCGTGAGGGCGTCCTCGAGCTGGCCGAGGGCAATCCCGGCGACCCTGGCTTCCCCGCGGGCCTCGCGGACGTAGCGATCGGCGGGCTTCGCCATCAGGTCCTCGGCGATCGAGGCCAGGCTGTCCATGCCCTTCGAGAGCGCCAGCGGGTTCTCCATCTTGTCGGCGGTGCCGAATAGCAGCTCGATCTGCCAGTTGCTCTTGGACTCGAGCTTCGAGAAGAACTTGCCGTCGTGCGTCTGCCGCATCGTGTAGTAGTAGGTCAGGACCTCGTCGCCGAGGTTGCCCTGCCGGATACCGCGGCCTTCGCGCTGCCGCATCAGCTCGGGGTTCCAGTCCATGTCCCAATGGTGGATCGCGGTCGTGATGCGCTGGAGGTCCATCCCCTCGCCCATCGACGCGGTCGATCCGATGACCACTCGGAGCTTGCCTTCGTTGTAGAGGTCGGCGATCCGCTGCTTCTGTTCGGGCTTGTTGTTCTGCTCGCCGTTGATGATTGCGATCTCTTCACGCGGGATGCCCAGCTCCACCATGCGGTCGCGGGCCCGCTCGTGGTAGTTGCGCTTCATCGTGTAGATCTCGGCGGCCTTGCCCCCGTAGCGGTTGAGGAAGACCAACTGCCCGTTGAGGTCGGGAGCGTTCGGGTCGTCCTCTACGGACGGTCGGCGCCGCTCGGCCTTCAGCTTGATGTAGTGCTCGGCGACGTTGTTCGCCACGCGGGTCAGCTTGTCGTGCGGGTGCCGGTTGTCGGCCAGCTTCTCGTCCATGAGGCCGGGGCCCACCGCGACGGAGATCGCCTTGTTGCCGACCCTGAGTATGTGGCCGCGCCGCGCCTTCGGGTCCGTGGGCGGATTCTGCGCGTCCCGCGTGACCTCGGACATCTGCGATTCCGTCTCGGGCGGCGGGTCGAGCTCCACGCGGACCTGCTTGCCCTTCGGCTGCCGGTAGGTGTAGTTCGGGAAGTCCTGCTTCAGCTTGTCGGACGTGCGGAAGTAGACGTAGCGGTGGAAGATCGCACGCAGGTCGATCAGGTTCTTGAATCCGACCAGGTCGGACTTCGTCTTCTCGTAGCCCTGCTCGTCGACCACCATCTTCGGCGCGACCTCGCCGAAGGTGAGCAGGAACTCGTGCAGGCTGTTGATCCCGTGCCGCCTCCAGACGTCGGGCGCCATGATGTAGAGCATCGAGTAGATCTCGATGGGCGCGTTCGGTGTCGGCGTGGCCGTCAGGAAGAAGACGTTCCGGTTGCCGTTCTGCTTGAGGATGAAGTCGTTCTTGATCTCGAGGTCTATCGAACGGTCGGAGTCGCCGCCCATCCCCAGCTCGTTCTGGAGCCCCCCGCCGACCGGCGCGAGGTTCTTGTACTTGTGGGCCTCGTCCACGATCAGCGCATCGACACCGAGCTGCTCGAACAAGATCCCGGCGTCGGCGTCTTCCTGGTAGTCGGTCAGCCTCTCGAGCTTCTCCTCCCATTTGGCGATCTGCTCTTGGACCCACCGCTCGGTGATCCCGCTGCCCTTGGCCTTCGCCAGGGCGTCGAGCGACTCTTGGAGCTTCCGCTGGTACCAGGCCTGGAGGCGAGGCGTGCTCAGGTTGACCTTCTTCAGCGCCTCGACCGAGATGATGCCCGCGTCGTAGTCGTTGAGCGCGAACTTGGTGAGCAGCTTCACCCGATCCTTGCCGAGGGTGCCCAGCCGGAGGATCTTCGCGCCGGGGAACGCCAGCATGTACTCGCGCTCCCACTTCACGAGCACGCTCTTTGGGACGACGTAGAGAGGCTTCTTGGCCTGGCCCGTCTGCCGGAGCTTCTGGCCGAGGAGTATTCCGATGAACGTCTTCCCGGTGCCGGTACCGAGCCCGATGATCCCGCGGCCAGTGTGGAGGGCGAAGTTGACCGCGGTCCCCTGCCACGGATGGATGTGCTTGAAGTACTCGGTGGACAATCCCTCGACATCGAGGTCCTCCGGGAACTTCTTATCGACGAACGAACGGAACAGCTCGTTGTAGTCGGCGAGGAACTTGGCCGCCGCCTTCGGCTGCCGCTCGAGGTAGTTGCGGAAGATCTCGTCGGCGGCGCGCAGCGCCTCGTTCATGGCCTTGGCCTCGGCTTCCGACCGGCCAGGCGTGACCGCGCCCGTGCGCGGGTCGGTGCGGTCCTTCGTCGCCTTGTAGATCGTGCCGTTCAGTCGAGCGACGAGCAGGGCCTCCGCATTGACGATCGGCCTGCCGTCCGTGTCTGCCGGGATCTTGACGCCGAGGATCTCCGTAGCCGCCGAGAGCCGCTCGTACTTCGGAACCTTGCGGAACATCCGCTTGGTCTGATGGCCCCGTCCCTCGAGCTGCCATTTCACGCCGACCTTGGCGAGAAGGAGATCGGAGCCGATGTAGTTCCAGAAGTCCTCGACGCCGCTCTCACTGAGGTAGCCTGCGGCCAGCGTGGCGACGTCCTCTGACTTCGTGAACGACTCCTGGTCGAGCTGCTCCGGCAGCACCTTCCGCAGCTTCTCGACCTGGTGCGTCAGGCCCATCGCCTCGGCCTCGCGCATCTTGGACCTGACGTCGCCGACCTTGTAGTCGCTGTCGTGGACCCAGCCCTCGTTCGTGCGGTTCCACTCGGACAAGCTGGCGAACTTCGTCGTGACGTCATCGAGGGTCTTCAGGTCCTTGCCGGTGTACTCCTTCAGGAACTCCTGCGCCGTCACGAAGCCTTGGCGCTTCCCGATGTCCATGCTGACCTGGTCGAAGCTGCGCGTGTCGATCGCCGGGGGGCGCACGGCCTTGTTGAAGATCGTCGGCTTGGTGACGATCGCGGCGTAGGTCCCGTCCTCCCGGATGAGCTGCTCGAGCGTGAATCGCTGGTGGTCGGGGAACTTCTTCAGCATCGCCGCGAACTCGGCGAACGGCTTTCCTTCCTTCGCCATCCACATATCGAGCAATCGGCCCAGCGCGGTCTTCGCTACCTTGCTCGACTCTCCGGCAAGCTCGGCCTGCTGGATCTTGCGTACCAGCTCGATCGCGCCCGCGGCGACCATCACCTTTCCCTTGTCGCTGCTCTTGTACGGCACGCCCCAATTCCGGCCTTCGACCGACTGGACCCGGTAGAGCTTCTTGTTCTCGGTGAAGAACTCGTCCGTCACGCGATCGCCAGCGGGGACGGCGTCGGTGAGGTCCGGGGGCGGCTCGACCTTGGCTTCCTTCTCGGGCCTGGCGCGGATCGACTCGAGCTTAATGGCGTCCTCGGGCAAGCCCTTGAACTTCCCGCGCACGCCCCACCGCTTCTGCGCGCCCTTCCCCTGGCCCAGGCCGATCTCGAGATCGCCGAGGATGTGCTTCGGGTTGTTCTGGTAGTAGGCGCTCAGGTAGGGCTGATCCTTCCCTGGCGGCGACGACTTGACCCAGCGGTCCACCTCGACCTTCGGCACCTTGCCGACGCGATCGGCGCCGAGGCGCTGGAAGAACACCACATCGACCGGCCCGGCGAATCCCGCATTCTTCGAGAACGTGCCGGACGGCAGCCGGTAGGCGCTGACGAGGCGTGCCTTCCCGGCGATGCGTTGGCGCACGTCGCTCGTCATTTTGTCCATGAAGCCGGTCGAGATGACGTAGGCCAGCACGCCACCGGGCTTGAGCTGGTCGATCCCCTTCACCACGAACATATCGTGGAGCGCCTGAACGTCGGCGTAGGGCTTGCCTCCGGGGAGCTTCTGCCCCTTCCAGCTCGACGCGAACGGCGGGTTGCCGATGACCAGGTCGAACTTGCCTTCCATCCCCTCGAGCTGCTGGAAGGGCATGATCCGAATGTCTGACTGCGGGTAGAGCGCCTTGGCGACCTTCGCGGGTGTGTCCTCGACGTCGAGCCCCACGAAGTTGGCGCGGAGCCCTTTCGGCTTCAGGCCGAGGAAGTTGCCGGAGCCCACCGCAGGCTCGAGCACCTGGATCGCACGTCGCTCCCGCTTGATACCGAGCGCCTCGAGCTTGCCCCAGATGGAGTCGGCGACCTGGTAGCTGGTGAAGTGCTGCCACAGGACTCCGCGGTGGCCTTCCTCGAGCTGCGCGGCGACGTCGACGTCCTTGCTGCTCTTGCCGAGGCCACCCCATCCCGTGTACTGGCGGATCAGTTCGAGGTCGGTGTCGGTGAGATCGTCGAGCGTCTTCGTCGAAAGGATGCGCTCTACTTCTTCGTTGATCTCCCGCCGCGGCTTAGGCGTAAGCTCAACCGGCTTATCACCTTCGAGTCGGGTGTCCATGCGGGATGTGCGGCCTTGAAGTGCTTGGCCTTCTCGAGCCCCCTGAACCTTGCCACCGCGACGTCCTCCTTCGACCTCGCCACCCCCAGGTCGACCAGCTTCTCCCCCAGCGCCAGCCATCTCTGGACGTGCTGCGCCGCCTGCTGGTACTCCGGGTTCCTCAGCTCCTTCGGTGGCCGGCACATCAGGTCGACGACCCTTTCCGGTGCCAGGCTGTCCCGCTTTTTTGCCGCCGCCACGAGTAATTGCGCTTGCATTGGCCTTCTCCTCCCGTGTGACGAACGCCTTGACGCTGTCGAGGTTCCATATCGAATCGAGGTCGCTGTCGGTGATCGTCATTCCCTGGCTGGAGAAGACGTCCTTCATGCGCTGCTTCCACCAGCCCTTGACGACCTTGCCGAACTCTTTGCTGAGTACGCGGATCGTGGCGACCCCCAGCCGGATGACCGCCTTGTGGACGTCGGGGTCGACCAGCGGGCCGGGGAAGTCGTAGAGCTTCTTCCCTTTCCAGACGTCCTTCAGCGTCTTGAGCGCGTCCTCGACGCCGGGTTCCTCGAGGATCTTGTCGCGGAGCTGCTGCGGGGTGCTGACCTTCGTGGTTGCCTTCCGCGGCTTGCTGGGCGGCTTCGAGGGCTCGAGGTTGGCGATCTCCGCGGCGGCCATCTCGTCGGCCACCTGCGCGTCGAACTCCTCGTAGTCGCGGTCCATGCTGGCCTCGCGGTCCTCCCGCGATAGCTTGGCCTCGTCCTCGGCGGCGGCCTTCTCGATCTCCTCGTTGGTGAACTCCTTCGGCTTTTCGGGCTGCGGCTCGGTCTTGATCTCGTTGACAAGGACTCGAAGAAGCTCGACTGGCTTCTCGACCTCGACCGGCTCGACCTTGATCTCGACGCCGCCCTTCTCGCCGCGGGTCGGGACGATGAAGGCCTTCGTGGGCTTGTCCGAGGGGGGAGCCTCCGGTTCCGGCGCGGGCGCGGTGGGTTCCGGCTTTGGTGCTTCCGGCTTCGGTGGCTCCTCCCCCTCCAGTTCGGCGATCGCAGCGTCGGCCTCCGCTTTGATCTCAGCCTCGGTCAGTGGCTTTGGCGGGGCCTCCGCCTTCTCCGTGCCCTCGGCGGGGGGAGACACGTCCGAGGGCGGAGGCTTCTCGGTCGGAGGCTCCTCACGCGGAGTTGACGGACGCCCCTCAGCTTCTCCGCGCAGGCTCGTACCGGACGGCAGCTTTCCAGTGACCTCGTAGTAGGCCCACGCCATGTCGCCCCAATCCTCGCGGGCGGCCTCCTTCAGGTCCCTGATCTGCTTCGGCGTGTAGCCCGCGGCCCTGAGAGTGGCGATGACCTCGCCCCTCGACTCCTTCGGGATGAACGACGGCATCTGCTCCCGCGTCACGGTCTGCAACGGCAGCGTGCCCGGCTTCGCGCTCTCCCGGATGATCCGGTCGGCGGCGCCCTCGTCCATCTCCTCGATCTGCTTCTTGTCGTAGCCCAGCTCGCGCAACGCGGCGTTCCTGCGATTCCACCACTGTCGGCTGTACTTGGCCGGTGCCTCCGCGGCCTTCGGCGTGCGCTTCTCCTGCTTGGCCTTCCTCTCCGCCTCGGCGGCCTCGGCCCGCTTCCGCTTCGACGTCTCCAGCGCGGCGTCGATCTGCCGTGCCGTCTCGATGCGGGCCGCTTCCAGGTCCCTCACGGCGCGCTCGCGCTCGCCGATGTCCTCCAGGCGACGGGCGCCCTCGAGGTCCTGCTCGATCGAGAACATCTGCTCGGCCAGCGCGGAGAGTCGCGCCTGCTCGCCGGTAGGGCTGACGATCTCGCCGGGCGGCAGCTCCTCGGGCTTGCCCTTCACCAGGCGCGGGTCCTCTCCGGCCTCGAGGATCGGCGGCTCCGCTGGGCCGGGCTGCTTCCTGCCCTCGCCGACGACACCTTCCGGTAGCTCGGGCTCGGCCCGTTCGACAACACCCTCGGGTCGCGCTTCGCCACCCTCGAGGATCGGGATCTCGCGGGTCGGCTCGGCACGCGCCAGGTCGCGCTTGTACATGCCGATGTTCGTCTCGAGGTATTCCTCCCAGGCTGCGAGGGCCGCACGACCGCGGTCGGTGTCCGACTCGCCGAAGATCCGCAGCTCGTCGAGCTCCTGCTGGTACCGCTGCATCTGACGCTCTGAGTCTTCGAGGAATTTGCGGTGCTCCCGCTCCTCGCGCTCCGCATCGACAACCGGGTCCTGCCTCCGCTCCTCGGCCTTCTCGAGCGTCCGCGCCCACTCCTTGCGGAACCCGTCGACCGTGTCGTTCATCTGGCGCTTGGCGCTCTCGAACTCGGCGCGCGCCCGTTCGACCGTCGCGCTGTCGCCGCCCGCCTTCGCTTCCTCGTAGGCGATCTCGGCCTTGGCGAGCGATCGGAACTTCTCCGGGCCGATGAAGGCCATCATGCTGTAGTAGTGCGGATTGCCCTGCCGCGCCTGATCCATCGCGTAGGTCATCGCCTGGACGGCCTTCGGGTCCGCGTACTTGATCGACTCGAGCAGCTTGCCGCCGCGGGCCCATCCCAGGCGCGAGCGCCAGTTGTAAGCCATCTGGCGCATCTGGCCCTGGAGGCTGGGGGCTGCGTGGACCGCGCTCAGCGCGGAGAAGAACAGCACGTTGACGCCGAAGTCCTCGATCTTCGGAGCGTCTCCCTCGAGCGCCGCGCCGGCCACCGTCATCGCGGCGGCTTCCGCGGGGATGCGTCCCGCCGCTCGAGCGAACGGGGCGCCCGATCCGCCGATCACCGCACCGACGACGACGCCGTGTAGTCCGGCCTTCGCCATCTCGGCTGGAGAGAAGTAGCCCTCGGTCGCCTGCATCAGGCCTTCGCGGACGACGTCGACCTGGCCGAACATCCCCGCGCTCGTCGCAGCCTTCAGTCCGGCAGCCTTCGCGCCGCCGCCCTTGATGGCCTCCGCGAAGATCTGCGTGCCGTACTTTCGTGCCAGGGTCCGGCGCGTCACCTGCGCGAGAACTTCTGTCCCGGCCTCCGCGGCGAGCGCGGCCCCGGCAGCGACGGCTCCCTCCTCACCCAGGCGCTCGAGGATCACTCCGGCACGGACGCCACCCTTGGCGACCTCGCGCTTGATGAACTGCCGCCCGGCGACCTGCGCCAGCGCGGCCCGCGTCGTCGCGCCGCCGAGACTGAACGCGGGAAGCTCGGGAAGGATCGCGGCGAGCCCGTGAGCGAACTCCTGGCCGCCGCCTCGAGGCTTGATGGTGCTCTGGAACTCGCGGTACTCCTCCCACTCCTTCGGGAAGTAGGCCTTCATCACCGGACTGAGCGCGAGCTGTGCCGCACGGGCGGGCAGGGACTCGCCGATGCCGTGTTGGATCACGTTCCGGTAGCCGTAGTCCGTCTCGCCCTGCGGCGCGTAGGCCAGGTCGCCCTCGCGCTTGTCGGAAGTGAACCAGCCCTTGTCCTCCTGCTCCTCGAACAGCTCCTCGGGAGACTTCGGGTTGATCTGCATACTCAGCGGCGTCACAGGTGGCGGAGGCGTATCGACGCCCTGCCCTCCCTCGACCGGGTGCGGAGGCGCAACGTCTTCCCACCCAGCTCGATCGGCGCTCGTGAGCCACTTGCCCATTTACTCTCCCGCTGCTCTGGCCGTCCCAGGCGGATTCGCCACCGCGTTGGTCTTGATGCCGCGCTCTGTCTCGCCGAGGTTCTTCATCACCTGCTTCGCCATGTCGTCAGCCTGGCGATTCGTCACGTTGGGATCGCTGCCGAGGATCTCGAAGAAGATCTGGTCGATGAGTTCCATCTGCTCGATCTCCGCCTGGGGAGGCATCGCCGCCCGCTGCTCGGGCCCGTCGCCGATCTGCATCTCGTTGGTCCGGACAGGTGGCCGCGGCGCCTGCGGCGGGCCTTCCTCGCCCGCGACCGCGGACTGGAACGGTGGGTTGAACTTGTTCTTGGTCAGGTCCCACGCGGCGTCGACCATGCCGTAGTCGTTCTTCTTCGGTCGCCCGCTACCGACGCCCTCGCGCCCGATGTCGTTGTAGTTGTCGCCGAAGACCTGGTACGGGTCGCCCTGCTGGCCCCACGGCGAGTCGGGCTGATTCTGGCTCGGCCAGTACCACTCGCCGGTTGTCGTGTACCGCTCGAGCGTCTTGATCTGGCCTTCGATCAAGGTCCTCTGCTGGAGAAGGCGATCGCGGAAGTGCTGCAAGTCAGCGGCGGGAACCTTGAACGCCTTGCGGTTGAAGTAGACCGTGACGGGATCGTTGCCTGCGAGGTTCCAGAACCCCTCGCCCTGGAGTTCAGCGTCGATCGCCGCGAGACTCTCCCCGATCTCTCCGATGCGCTCCGTGTTCTGCGTCATCGCATTGCGAGCCTGGTCGGCGGTCATGGGCGGCTTGTTCCCGCCGTAGCGCGTCTCTCGCGCCATCATCGCGTCGAAGGCCTCCGGGTTCCGCTGGTACCACTCGTACTGCGCCCGCTCGAACGGGTCCATCGCCTTGTCCCTGGGCGCCGCGTGGATCTCGGCCATGCGCTCCCGGTGATCTGCGGTCAGCTTGGCCGTCTCGAGCCGGTTGTCGCGCTCCCGCACGTTCTCCTCGGCCTTGATCCGCATCCCGGCCTCGCGGTACTTCGCGTCCTGCTCCATCGACTCGTAGCGGTACTTCATCATGTCGTCGAAGTTGCGCTGGGACGCTTGCTGCTGGTCGGCCAGCATCCCCGCACGTCGATCGACCTGGCGCCTCTGTGCTGTCTGGTCGTGCTCCACGCGGTCAAGCGGGGACGACCGCTCGAGGACGTAGCGCACCTTGCTCACCCACGGCGGTCGCCCGCGGCTCGGGGTGAAGCCCTCGGCGACGAGGTCGCCGTAACGGTCGTACTGATAGTTGGTGCCCTTCTCGTCCTTCGCTGAGTAGATCCCGCGGTGGAGCCGGTCCTTCGCGGCCCTGCGCTCCGGGCCCCGCTCGCCCTTCTTCTTGAGCTGCTTGTCGCGGTGCCACATCTCGCGGATCTTGGCGAAGACCGGCTCGGGAATGTCCCCCGAAGTGTTGGGGGAAGCCTTGATCGTTCGCGTCGAGCGCGGCGTGGGAGGCTCCGGCGCCTTCGGGGCCCCCTCGGGTCCGTAGACACCTTCGAGTCGCTGGAACTCCTCCTCGATCTTCTCCTCTTCGGTCGGCTCGAAGCCCGCCTGGCGACGGGTGTAGTCCGGTCGCGGCATGTTGGGGTGCTCGGGAGGACCGTACTTGTCGTAGTCCTGCCCGAACTTTCTCGCCATGTTCATCCCGTAAGGCATGTGGTCCTCCTTCTACTGGCCGCCGCCCATGCCGCTCATCATTCCGCCTGTGTCGTCCGAGGGATGCTGGCCGATGCCGCCGCCGCCCGACATTCCCTTCGAGGCGATCAGCTTGCCGATCGAGTTGATCGTGTTCATGCCCGTCGCGTAGTCCCTCTCGTATTTACCGAGGGCCGTCTGGTAGTCCTGCTGGGCGATCAGGTTCATGTTCATGTTCCACTGATTCTCCATGCCGGTGTGCTGCATCCCCATTCCCTCGCGGCCACGCATCTCGTTCTGCCACATCAGGAGCTTGTTGATCCGCTCCTTGAGGGATGCCTCGGCCTGCGCCAGGCGCGTGCGACGACGCAGCTCGCCGCGAGTGCCCATACCGGCAGCCATGATGTTCCCGGCCTCTCTCGTGCGACCGCCGCTTTGGAATCCGCCGCGGAAGCTCTTGCCCTGGTTCAGCCGCTTGAGGGCCTGCTGTTCCTCGCCGCGCACCTGCTCGGCGGGAAGCATGTACATCGAGTGCAGGTCCTTCTCGGAATACCCAGGGTCCTGCTTCTGGTAGTCCATGAAGGCCTTCTCGTACCCTGCGCCCATCCTCTTCGTCGAGTCCTGATAGCCCTTGCTACCGACGTAGGGGTCCGGAGTGAATTCTGAGTATTCCGGAGTGGACGGGCCGCCGCTGAACGGCGCTTTCATTTTTCCCCAGAGTCCCATGTCGGCCTCCTACTGGTTCCTGAATTCCTGAGCGATGATCTGTGTGCTGTGATCGGCGAAGATCGTGCAAGCCGCCGAACTGGTCGCCTTGAATTGAATGTCGTAAGTCACGGTCGTCCCGTCCGGGGGGTCCTCATCGAGGAACACGAGCGTTATGGTCATGGCGGCGCTGCTATTCGACGAGTCTTTGAGTTGCCACTCGTGCAGCTCGGTGCTGTTCTCGCGCCAGAGCCGTGCGTCAAGATGGTTGGACCCGCAGTTCTCCACGGAGAACGGGCCCGCCGTGATCAGTACCGGCCCAGCCGTCCCAGCCTGCGTGTCGATGTCGATCGTCGCGTGGTCGATGGTGTAGGTATTCGGGGGCTCTCCGCTGACCGTCGATGTCGCTGCAACGATGTTCACTACCGATTTCGCCGCGAGATCCTCCGTAGCGATCGTCCCGTTGAGGATGTCGACGCTGGCGATCGACTCGTCGACAATCTTCGCGCTGTTCACCGAGGAGGTCGCCATCGCCGCCAGGTCGATCGTCTCGTTGATGATCTTCGAGCTGGCCGTGATCCCGTCGTTCTTCAGGTTCACGTCGCTGAGCGTGCCGTTGATGACGGACTCGATCGCTGCGTAGTTGCTGTTGAACTTGGCCGCCGTGATGACCTCCCCCGTGGAGAAGGTATTCGGGATGTTCAGCGTGTCCGAGGCCAGGTAGCCGACCGCGACGAACAGCACCAGAACGAGGGCGGATCGGAAGGCGATTCTCTCGAAGCGGTTCATGGCGTACTCCTATCCAATGTCGAGCTTGGCGGTCATGGCCGCGGTGTCCGAAGCCAGGTAGATGTAGTACTTGTCCGGGGGCCGTGTCTGGTAGACGCTTCCGGCGATGTCCTGGTTGAGCAGGCCCCACCCGTCAGGCGTCTGAGGCAGGTGGTGGCGAATCCTCAGCTCGACGTCCGCGGCGACGGTATCGAACTCGACGCTGACCTGCTTCCGCGGCCTCGCGTTCGATTCGAGCGTGCGCTTCCAGAACTCGCGCAGCCGCGGGTCCATGCCCCCGACGTCGATGGGCAGCTTAGCTAGGCGCATCGCCTCGGTCCCTCCTGATGCTCCACTTGAAGATCATCTCGAGGATCGTGAACGCACTATCGGCTTCGCTGTTCGAGAACGTGAGCCGGATGCGCCGCCCCTGCGCGGCAACACCGTCCTGGCTGAGGAAGATTTGCCGCTCGAAGGTGTCGCCGCCGAAGAAGCGATCCTCGCCGAACTTCGCAACACCGAATACGGCAGCGTCGGAGCCGCCCGCGGCCATCACCCCCGCGCCACCGCTGGCGCCCTGGCCCCACTCGACCTCCCAGACGATGTTGATCGTCTTCGCCGGGTCGCCGGCCATCACCAGCGTCAGCTCCTCGAAGTCCTTGATCAGGTGCGGGGTGTTCATGTCGAGCCAGCGGGTACGCCAGCGACCGTCGATCTTGCCGTCTGTGTCGTGCTCGTCGGAGTCGGTGGTGTCCTCCTGGTACAGCTTCCCGTCGTAGGTCCCCGAATACTCGATCTCTTCGTTCGTGTTGACGTCCAGCATGATCGCGCCGCTCTTGGCCGAGAAGCCGTCGTCGAACGTCCATGCGTGCGCGGTAGGGAAGCCCTCCGGGTTGAGCGTGACGCGCCGGTAGTGGTACTTGGCGGAGAAGTTGTTCTCGGTCCCGCTCGCGGACGGGAAGACGAACTTGACCTGGCGCCGCCGCTCCTGCGATCGGTGGATCACATACATATCCGCGAGGCCCAGCTTGCTGATGTTCTCTCGGATCTCCGTCTCGATCCGCTCGCCGATGAAGATCAGGTCGTTGCCGTTGAAGAAGTACGGCCCCTTGTAGCTCCAGAGCAGGTGGCCGCCAGGCAGCTCGACGACGCAGCGGGCGTTCGGGAAGCCGAGGCGGAAGTTGCCCAGGCGCCTGGCGTAGGCCGTGCCGCCCTCGTCGATGTAGACCTGGTGGAGCGACCGCCCGCAATAAAAGACCAGGTACTCGCCGAAGCGTGCTACGGCAACAGGCGCATCTCCCTCGTCCTCGATGTCGAGGTAGATCTGGTAGCTCTCCGGGAAGAAGCTGGGGAGGAGGCCGTACTCGTCGATCTCGCTCCAGATGATCGACCCGATGTCGCTCGGGTCCGCGCCTACGATGCGGTTCTTGTGCTTGATCGTCGGGTAGAGGACCGGCATCTGGATCCGCCAGCCGGGGTTCGGCCCCACGTTCTTGGCGATCAGGACGTAGTCGTCGTCCACGAAGTCGTAGTCCGTCCCCGTGTTGTCGTCGATGTAGCCGTCGAGGTAGAAGATTCCGCCGCCGACCGTGGTGCGCTCGACCGCCCGCTTCGCAATCCTGTAGTTCGGCGTGACGACGCCGTTGTAGACGGGGCAGTTGGAGAGCTTCCAGCCAGTCGGCTCGCCGGAGATCGTGAGTTCACGTCCGGCCTCCGGGAAGGGCTCGCCGAAGAACTCGTCACCCTCGACGCTGACCCACCGGACTCGAGCCTTGATCACGCCTGCTGTCGAGATGTTCCCCGCAACGGCGCCACCGTCAGCGAGAGCCGATGCAGGCTGCGGCGCACCTGGCCGGAACAGGTAGCGGTGCGCCCCGCTCGGCGCCGCTGGCGTGGCCGGAGCGCCCGGCCAGTAGACGCACGGGGGGTCGGTGTCGTTGCTGAGGTACATGAAGTTCTTGAACGCCGTGGGAATCCAGAGCTTGTTCGCCGTGAAGCCGGTGATCAGGTCGGTCACGCCCGTCGCGCCGTCCCACTCGGCCACGCGGGTCGCGTAGGCGAGCAGCTTTTTCTCGACCCCCGCGGAAGGCCGGAACTGCGCGATCATGCCGATCTCTGACGGCGACCCCGCCATCCCGGTGTGCAGCTCGTTCGCGCCCTTGCGCTTGGCGATCGCGCCGTCGCGGTCCAGGTCGATGTTCCTGGCGAGGGACGCCGCTCGAGGGTTGGCGATCGCGTCGTTGACGGTATCGTTCTGCCCTTCCGAGAAGTCGTTGTACCGCGTGTACTCTGGCCCCTGCTTGCCCACTCAGCCCGTCCTTCCCGTGATCGGGAGCTTCGGCCCATCGGTCCCGTAGAACGGCTCGATCCGCTCCTCACGCTGCGGCGAGAAGCGCATGACCGTGTCCTCGAGCAGCTCGAGCGCCTCCCCGTAGGCCGCCGCGAGCTCCATGTTGGGGCGGCCCAGCTTCAGGCGCCCGCGCCGGGCGGCTCCGAGGGCGAGCAGCTCGTGGTGCTCCTTCGGGATGATGCTCTCGCGGGTGTCTTCCGTGCCGTCCGCGAGGAACGGGATCAACCGCTGGACGTAGAACACGCGGAGGAGGTTCCCGCCCTCGGCGTCCGAGGGCATGATCGTGAACTCGCGCCCCTGCACCATGAAGAAGCCGAACTGGCGCTTGTTGTTGACCGCGTCGAGTTCCTGGTAGAACTTGCGGTCGGTGACGTGGACCTCCATCAGGTCCTTCGGGTCGCTGTCGCTGGCGCTCTCCCCCAGCTCAATCCCCATCAGGTGCACCAGGTCGGTCGGGAGCTGGTAGGTCGACGAGGTCGTGCTCGGCGTCGTCGCGCTGGTGACGAAGTACGTCTCGTGCAGCCGGTTGATCAGGCTGCCCAGCTTGAACTGCTCCTGGTTGATGTACTCGATCATCTCGGACTTCGAGTAGTACTGCTGCTTCCTGTCGTTCAGGTACGACAAGGCCAGCTCGACCAGGCCGAGGGCGCCGGAGGCGAAATCTGTCGTGTTCGCTGCAAGGATCATGGTTAGCTCCAGACGGTCGAGGCGCCGTCCGCGGGTGTGTACTCCGTGGGGTCGTCCTGTCCCGCTTCTTCAACAGCCAGCTTCATGCTCACCCAATCGACCCACCACTCGCTGATCCACAACGCAGGCTGGAATGAGTAGGGGACGTTGTCGAACCGGATCTGTAGCTGATTCGACGGGGCCATCCAGTCCTTCAGGAGGGTGAACTCCTGGTACCCCGCGAACTTCCGCACCAACAGGGCGTTCACTCCGCCGCCCGACCAGTTGAGCTTGCAGGAGAGCTTGTCCCACTCGTTGTCCTGATCGTAGGCGCTCCCGCCGTAGATGCGGCACTTCAGGGTGTAGCGATCGCCGACCACGGTCGGGAGCATCAGGACTTGGGCGTGGCCGCTTGTCGTAGTGCCGCTCCCGAAGCTGACCGTCCGGAGCTTCAGGTGGCCGGAGGTGATGGTCGCATTCCCGGTGAGAGCCCAGTCCTTGTCCTCACTGAAGTCCCAGGTCGGGATGAACTGATTCCACTGTTGCTGCGCCGGATCTTGCGTGAAGTACTCGGTGTCGGTCAGGCCGCGACCGGCGTACTCGCTCTCGGCGGTGATGATCGACTCCCAGGGGCTACCCACGGGGTCAGGCCGCTCCCAGCCATCGTCCGGGGCGGGCCCGGTGGACGGGAGCAGCGACGAGAACGAGGTGACGACCGACTCGACGATCGAGCACGTCTCACCGAACAGGGCCAGGAGGTCGCCGACCGCGATGACGCCCTCGGTGATGTTCTCGGACTCACTGAGGGCCTTGGTCAGCGCCCCGAAGCCCAGGGCCGTCTCGCCGATCGTCTCCTGCCGGTTGGCGATGGCGACCAGGGCGGCCACGGAGATGACCGCCTCGCCGATGTTCTCGGCGCTGTCGGCGACGGAGTCGTAGTCGATCCCCCCGGTGCTCTTGAGGGAGACGACGTCCTCGCCGATGTTCTCCGCGTCGTCGTCGACGTTGACCAGGTCGCCGAGGGCCACGGTGGATTCGTCGAGGCTCTCGGTGTCGCCGGCCACCTTGGCGATGTCGCCCGCGAGCAGCACGGACTCGTCGATGTTCTCGGTACTGTCGATCTGGGAGACGTAGGCCGCCAGCGCGAGGAGTACTTCGTTCAGGCTCTCGTCGTTGTCGATGACCGACTTGTAGTTCGTCCCCCCGGTGCCCTTGAGGGAGACGACCTCCTCGCCGATGTTCTCAGCGTCGTCGTCCACCTGATTCAGGTCGCCGAGAGCGATAGTGGACTCGTCGATGCTCTCAGTGGCGTCCTTCACGGTGGCGTAGTTGCTCAGAGCGAGCACCAGCTCGACGAGGCTCTCGTCGGCGTCGGTCTGGGCGACGTAGCCCGCGAGGGTCAGCACGGCCTCGACCAGGTGCACGTCCTTGTCGACCTGGGAGGCGTAGGCCGAAAGGGCCACGATCGCCTCGACCAGGGTCACGTCACTGTCGGTCAGCGAGAAGGTGCTCTTGAGGTTGAGCACTACCTCGTCGATGTTCTCGGCGTTGTCGGCCTGCGAGACGTAAGCGGACAGGACCACCAGGGCGTCGTCGATGTTCTCGGCGCTGTCGATCTGGGTGACGACCTCGGCCACGGTCAGCACGGCCTCGTCGATGTTCTCGTCCTCGTCCTTGACCGAGGTGTAGTCGATACCGGCGACCGTCCAGGGCGTGTTCACGAAGCTGTCGGCGTCCTCGAGGGAGAGGGTCGCCCGCGACTTCGAGTGGCCCGTGTTGCGGCGCATCTCGACCGATAGCCGCAGCCGGACGCCGGTGCTCCAGGTCAGGTTCAGCGTGTCGGTCTTGACCCCGGCGCTGGTGTACTCGCCCGTGTAGCTCGAGCTGTTCAGGACGGCGCAGCCGGAGCTGATCTCCTGAATTCTCCAGCGAACGCCGGGGGCCGCGGTGATCGCGGAGATCTCCACGCTGACGCTGTGATCGCCGGTCGACTTCGTGACCCCTGACGAGACGTCGATGTCGAACGTCCACGCCTCGACCCACGTCGAGTTGTTGTAGTCGCTCGATTGGTCGCCGTTCGGCCCGCTGCCGACCGCAGCGTCGAGGTCGTAGTCGGCGTCGTTCGCGCCCGCATCGCACGTTGCGTCGGTATCCTGCGAGCGTAGGTAGTACTTAATCGCCACCGATGATCTCCGCGATCGGCCTGGCGAGCTGTCTCCGCTGCTCCGCGTTGACGTCCACCATGATCCTGTCGATGTCGGTGCACCACTTCCCGATCTTCACTTCGTCGTGGCCCTCGAGCCGGTACTCGTCAGTCCCCGCACGCGCTTCGCTGTGCAGGCAGTCGCCTCGAGGGGAAAGGCGGAACACGAGAACGGCCTGCACGTTGTCGGAGGGAGCCTCATCCCACTGAAGATCCTCCGACCTGACGTGCGAGCCGTCCCCGTAGTAGATCCGCCAGAACAAGGGGCCGCGAGTCACGGTTGCGACCACCGTCTCCCGGCCTCTCAGTCTGTCCTTGAGCGCCACCTAGACCCCAAGCAGCTCATGGTTGACCATCACCTTGAAGGAGTCCGCGGTGGTGATCGTGCGACTGCCCAGGCCGTCCGCGTGGCAGAGTAGGTTCTCGGACGCTCCCGGCGAGGGATTCGTCAGGTAGACGTCGTCGATGCCCGTGTCGTCGAGGGTGCCGGTGGTGTAGATCACCGTGTAGGTCACGATGTCGACGCCCGCACCCGTGTTGTCGCCGTCCCCGTCGTTGACCTTGGGGTAGCCGCTCTCGAGCGCCTGCTCCGAGGACGCGACGACCGCGCCGCCCGCCATCGAGCTGCGATCGTTCCCCTTGGCCGGCGCCGTGGAGCAGTCGGCGTACAGCTCCATGACCATGTCCGGCACGCCGTTGGCGTCCGTGAAGTCGGTCGGGACCGGGGCGATCGGCGTGCCCGTCGTGAGCAGAGCTGCCCGCTGCGCGTAGTACAGGTCGCCGTCGTTGGTGACGATGTTCCGGGACTGCTTGCGGACCCGGTACAGGCCGTCCTTGTACTCCCAATCCCAGCCCTTCCCGAACTGGCGCTTCCGCTTGTCGGGCGTGGACAGGATGGTGACGACCTTCCCGGTGATGTGGCTTCGGTCGAGCATGGTGTCCTCCTACAGGTCCTTGCGCTTCCAGACGCGCAGAAGTGCCCAGACGTTCGCGGTGAATGCCGTCGCATCGCCGATCGGGATCAGCGCGAGCTTCATCACCCCGCCGGTGCGAGAAAAGCCGGTCGTCGCCACATTCGTCGAGGCCGCGGAGTAGTCCGGAATGACCGAGACGTCGGTGAACTTGTCGACCTTCACCTGCTTCGCGGCGGTGGCGAGGGTTCCGTTCTGGATCTCCGTGGCCGCCCCTCCGTAGGTCGCATCGCCCGCCGTGTAGAGCGCGACTCCGAGGTTGGGGGTTCCGCCCGATAGCGTGGCGACCCAGATCCCCAGCTCGACCAGGTCGACCTTCTCGACGTCGGCGAGGACTATCCCCGCGGAGTCGTCGACGTTGGCGACCGCCTCGCTCATCTGCGAGTGGAACAGCCAGAGTCCTGGCGCTCCCTCGGGGTCCATGTTCCGTTGTCTGATCATCTCTCTGTCCCTCCATAGTTGGCCCCGGCTCGCGCCGGATACTTGGGTTAAAAGCTGACGTACACGATCACCTTCGATCCGGTCCCCTCCCCGGAGACGTAGATCCTCTCGTAGGGGTTCCCTCCCGAAATGCCAGAGCAGTTGACGGGGAACGCCGGGTTGTGGTGGTTCCCTGACGACACTGACGCGATGTGATTGGCGGTCAGCGAGTTGGCCCTGAAGATGCCGACCCCACTCCCGCCACTGAGCCACATGCAGCCGAGGTAATGCCGACAATTGATCATCTTGTTCGCGTTGTCGACGACGATCGCGGTCGCTCTCAGGCCCATCGTGTGCTCCTACTCGCCGTAGTAGACCAGGACGGTCGTGTTCGATCCTGCCGCGTTGATGACGATCTGGCTGACGTTCTGACCCGTCGATAGCTTGCCGTCCACTTCTATCGGGTGTGAGGGCTCGTGGCTGTTGCCAGCGGAGACGTAGGTCAGCCGATTCGCGTGAATCCCGGCCTCTGCCTTGAAGATTGCGACCGTTCCGCCGCCGCCGATATACATGCATCCGAGGTAAGACCGGCACGGAACCGTGAGGTCCGCGTTGACCACCCTCACCGCATTAGCTCGTGGGCCCATCTCGATCTCCTACTTGCTGACGTAGACGATGCACGAGTTCCCGGAAGCCTCGACGAAGATCCCGCTGTTCTCGCCATCGACGTCGACCTCAATCGGGAAGTGCGGGTCATGCTTCCGCGGGCCGATGGCGTCTGAGGAATCCAGGGCCCCGATCTGTTGCGCCGCCGTAGCACTCTCGCCCCTGTAGATGTCGGTCTGCCCGGTCACCGCATACCCGCCGAGGTACGCCCGGCAGGGGATGTGGACGTCGGTGGTGCAGCGAACGGCTGTGATCCTGAGCATGGCAGCTCCTACTTGCTGACGTAGACGACACACTGATTCCCTACGGCCTGGACGTAGATCCCGCTGCGCTTGACTCCCGGAGTCAATCCGTCGACGTCGACCTCGATCGGCCAGTGCGGGGTGTGGTTCCGCGGGCCACCCACGTCGGAAGCGTCGAGGGAGGAGATCAGGTTCTCGTCCACCGACGCCGTCGCGCCCCTGTAGATGTTCGTCTGGTTGGATACCGCGTACCCACCGAGGTAGGACCGGCAGGGGATGAAGACGTTGGTCGTACAGTGGACTGTTGTGATTCTGAGCATGGCGCTCCTACTTGCTGACGTAGACGACCACTTTCGACCCTGTCGCCGCGGCTTTGACGAAGAATCCGCTCTGGTCGCGTCCGGATCTCACGATGTCGACGTCGATCGGGAACGACAAATCCTTCAGGTGCAGGCCGCTCGCCACCGAACCGATGTGATTCGCCGCGATGGCGAGGTACCCCCTGTAGAACGCCACGCCGGAGCCCCCACCGAGGAACAGGCCGCCGAGGAACGACCGGCACTCGATGATGACGTCCGCGTTGTCGACAACGATCGCCGTCGCTCTCAGCATCGGCCTCTCCTACGCGACCTGACTGGCCTTCTCGGTCAGCTTGTCGATGAACATCTTGCGGGTCCAGTTGTTCTTGAACTCGATCTTCTCTTTGCGGGCCTCGTCGCGCAGGTCCTCCACGGTCATTTCGGCCAGGCCGGGCAGCTCGATCGCCTTCTCGGTCAGAGCGTCCAGCTTCTCGGCGCGTACCTTGGCCTTCTTGGGATCGACCCTCGCTTGCAGGGCCGCGATCGCTTTCTTGAGCGCCGGGATCTGCTCCTCGGACTCGCGGACCATCTGCGACTTCGGCACCGGAGGGAACTTCAGCTCGTCCTGGCGCATGTTGGTCCGCTTGTGATGCTCGACCGCGTACTCGTAGCGCCGGATCGCATTGGTCATGCCCTTGAGCTTCAGCACTTCGATGTCGTCGTTGTAGCGGATCATCACCAGGCCGCGGCTTTTGCACTTCTCGAGCATGAAGTGGCCGGCTGCATCGCTGACCGTCGTCCACTCGAGCGCCGGGATCGTGTAGTTCCGGCTGTCGTAGCGTTGCTTGATGTCTTGGAGACTCGCGTTCAGTAGGTCCATCTCTCCCCCTAATTCACGAGCCCTGGCGAATTGACCAGCGGCTCGAATGCCTTCTGCAAGATCCGCCAGTTGTCGAGCAGCGCGTGGCGGTAGTTGTCCTTGACTGTCTTGCGTGCCTGCTCGGCGTTCTTCTCGACCAGCTCGCGCCGTTCCTTCATCAGCTTGGGATGGCGCAGAACGTCGCACTCCCAGAGTTCGTGGATCAGCGGGCGCGGGTCGTCACGGTGCTCGAGGCCCTGCTTCCAGTCGACCACCCAGATCAGGACCGGCTCGATGAAGCAGATGTTCCCGATCGTCGGCGACCAGAACTTGCGGTATCGGTTGCGCACCCGCATGACCTGGAACAGCTCGTACCGCTTGTTGAGCACCAGGCGCAGGTCCGGATCGAACATAGCCAGCGCGGACACCGTCATGGGCCGATCGAAGTCGTAGCTGTGCTCGCTGGCTCGGAGGTTGATTTCCATCTTCTCCTCGAAAGGCTGGGGGGCGATGCCCAGGTCCGCATGTTGGACTACCGCCCCCCCTCCTATTGGGGCCTCAGATCACCAGACCCACTGTTCCTCGGTCGGCTCCGAGAGATCGGTGACGATCGCGTTGCAGTTGGGCCGCTTGCTGCCCAGGTTGCAGTACGCACCGATGTAGCCGCCCCAGAGGTCCTTGCCGTCTTTCTGGCGCAGGACCAGGCCATCGAAGTCGATCAGCCCGAACTTCCGCAGGCTGTACTTCTTGATCGTCTCCTTGGTGAGGAAGATGATCTTGCCCTTCGGGGCGTCCACGTCGACCGTCAGCTCGAGGCCGTTGTACTCGAGCCGCTCCCAGCCGCCGTCGATCCGACCGCTCATGTACCGCTTGTCCGGAGCGACCAGGTCGAAGAACTTGCGGCGCTGGCCCAAGTTCATGCGGATCCAGTTGGGCCGCTTCGACGCGGCGCGGTACACCGCATCCTCGGCCTGTTGCAGGATGTCGAGAGTGAGGTTGCGATCCGTTCCACTGTTGTCGAGGACGTGACCATTCCAGATCGGGAAGTCCGCTCGCACGATGTTCTCGAACGTCGCCGCGATCGTCCCGTCGTCGATGATCTCTTGCAGGCCGGTCATCTCGTAGGACGTCGCGTCTCCCGCTCCGTCGTCGACCGCTGCATCCTCGCGCCGGATCATGTCGCCCACGGCTGTCGTGTGCGATCCGGTGTCCGTGGTCAGGTCCGCGGTGCCGTCCGCGTTCGGGGAGATGGCCGTGATTTGCAGGCTGTCTCCGATGATGGCGTCCGGGTTACCGTCGTCCCAGATGTCGATCATCATGTTGACGCGGAGGTACTGCGCGTTGTCGACCTCCTGCGTCACCGTCGAGTTGATCGCGGTGCAGAGCGCCATGATCCCGGTACCGTCGCCGAAGATCTGACGGTTGAAGTCCTTGATCGTGTCGCGGGTGAGGCCTTCGATCTCGTCCGTGCGGGCGTTGGCGAAGGCTTTGAGGTTGGTCTTGGCGGCCTCGATCACGGGCCCGCTCAGCTCGAAGGCTCCGTAGAGCAACCTCCAGTAGATCAGGCCGTTCTGCCACCGCTGGTGTGCAGGCACGGGGAGCGTGCCCTTCTCGGCGCGGGCGCCGATGCCTTCCTGGTTGCCCCCGACCTTCACGGCGAAGAACCAACCTTGACCACCCAGCTCGTCGTCCCCGTCCTGGAATTCCTTCCAGGTGAACGCCTCGAGGTTCTGTTGATCCTCGATCACGGGGTCGTAGACCTCCTTGAGGATCTCGGAAAGGGTCGTCAGGTCCGCGCTCGTGACGCAGGGCAGGAAGGCCCGAATGATGAACTGAATCAGTGACTTCATCGGGTACTCCTATCAGCTCCCGAATCCCCGTGCGCGCAGCTTCTCGACGAGCGTCGTCTTCGCCTCTTTCCAACTTTTCGGCGTTGACGTCTCGACCGGGTCGGCTGCGCCCTGCCCAGGGACGGGAGGGGGTTGGGCCCCACCGGAGATCTCCGCGAGCTTCGCTGCGATCTTCTCGTCGGCGTAGGCGTTGAGCTTCCGTTCTTCCTTCTGGTGGCTGATCTCGCAGAGCTTCGAGATGTTGACCTGCGCCGCCCGCTCGTCGGGAAGACTCCCAAGGAACGTGATGATGCGGTGCCGGTCCATGTGCTTGAACCTCTGCTGGTAGCCGTCGAGCTGCATGTTCAGCCGATCGGCCACCTGCTGATCCTCCATGCCCCGAACACGCTGCTGGAGCTGTTGGATCTCGATCGTCGCCACTTGCTCCGGAGTGAGGTCCTCCGCGTTGACTCGCTCGCCGTCGATCTCGAACGCCTCTTGCCGAGGCGGCGTCGGCGGCGGTGGCGCGGACCTGGACAAGTCGCCCACGTCCGGCATGACCTCGTTCAACATCTGCTCGGCTCGTGCCTCGATTGAGCCGGCCAGCTCCGCGTTCTGGCTTTGAAGCTCGCTGATGCGAGTGTTGGCTGCTTCTAGCGAAGCCGCCGCGGCCAGAGCTGGATTGTCGCCCTCTCCGGCGCCGGTATCCCCAGCCTCCGGAGTCTCGACGGCAGTACCCCCACCGTCTGTCGGCGGTGCGTCCGGTTCCCTATGGAAGGGAAAGAACACCCCGATCAGGTCACGCAGTATTCGTCGCATCTGATACCTCCTCGCCCAGCGCGTTATCAGCCTCTCCCCCGCCTGGGCCTTCTTCGGACCCCTCGCCGCCACCGGAACCACCGGCAGGCTCGAGGTCCTCGTCTTGTGGATCGAATTGGTTCGTGTCGTGCCCCTCGGCCTCGATCACCGCTTGCAAGTGGTGGGCGATGTGCAGGTGGTGAACGGTCTGCATCATCATCGGCAGTCGCCGGAAGTCGTCGGTCTTCTGGTAGTTGTTGTGGATCATCAGGTGGATGAAGTCGTTGTCGGCAGGCTCGCGGGTGACCTGCTCGGAGCCGTCCATCCTCGAGAGCATTTCGTTCTCCCACTTGGCCCGCTTCGAGTCGAGGCCCTCGGGAGGATCGAAGCCGTCCACGCCCAGGCGCACGAGGAAGTCGCGGAGCTGCTCGGGGTCGGTGTAGACGCCCGGCAGGAGCCCCATGCCCAGCGCGTCGATCATCAACTGCTGCTGACCGGCCTTCGAGCGCGGGCGGTAGGACCCGGCCTGGATCTTGACCGTGGTGTTGCCGCGGAGCTGCGAGCCCATGAAATCCTTGATCTCGGTCAGGCTCCCGCGTTCCTTCAGCGAGATGTAGCGCGGCAGGGTGTAGAACCGCTGGACGAGCTTCAGCTTCAACGTCTGGTCGCGCTCGATGAACGTCTCCCACCGACGCTGGATCGGCGCGAACATCCCCTCGGCCTCTTCGCTCAGACGGTTCAGCGCCACGCCCGCGGTCACGCCGGGGGGCGCATCGCCCATCATCACGTTGCGCACGCCGGAGATCTCCTCGATGTCCTGCATGTAGATCCCGCGGCGCTGGATCATCGACGGCGGCAGCGGCGTCCCCGGAGTCGTCTCCGGCTTGAACGGGTACTTGTAGCGCGTGACCTTGCCCGGCTTGTTGCGCAGGGCGCCCTCGGCGATCCCCGACTCCTTCGGAACGTAGGTCTGCGGGTTGACGTTGAAGGCGTCGTTGAGCTGCTGGAACTGCTCGAGCTTGTTGATCTGCTCCTGCGGGTGGATCAGGTCCTCGACCGCGCCGCGGAACCAGAAGCGACCCACCGTCCTGAAGTAGCCGAAATGGTTGTAGCTGAACTCGGTCTGCTCGGGCAGCGCACCGATATGGAGCGGCAGGCCATCGGCCTCGACGATGTTCAGCCCCGTGGGGAAATCGCGGTTCGGCGCGCGCTCGTAGTTGTGCACGATGATGTAGCCGTCGAGCGTGAACGGGTCGAGCGAGCGGACGACGCCGTGCAGGCCGGAGGTCAGAAGCGACGTCAGCCGGTGCTGGTACAGGTCGGACGTGATTACCGTCCCCTGCTTCGGGATGTGGTCGGCGAACCTCGGGTAGAGCTGCCGGAGCGTCTCGACCGGCTGGAGCGACGTCTCCATGACCCACGGGGCGTCCTTCAGCCTCCGGGTCGCCAGCGGCAGCGTCATCGACATCGGGCCGACGATGTAGCTATTGAGCTCGGCCTGGGGGACCTCCTCGTACTGGATCTGGCCGTCCGGCGATCGGGCGATCGCGTGGCGCGGGGTCATCATCGGCTGGCCGTCCGGCTGCATCACCAGCTCGCCCGTCATCGGGTCAAGTATCGGCTCCTCGCTGACCATCACCTTCGGGACGCGCCGGGAGTTCCGCATCGAGCCGTCGATGTAGTTCCGCTTGAATGCGTTGCCGGTGACCGCGGCCCAGGTCGCCGCCTCGTCGAAGTTGTCCGGCTCGTCGTTGTATTCCCAGAGATAGCTCCGCACCGTCTCGCCCAGCTTGGCCGCCTCGCGGTTCAGCTCGGTCTTGTCGATCGGGTCGACCATCGCGGTCGGATCGTTCCGGGTGAAGAAGTCGATGATCCGCTGGATCTTGGACTGGATGAAGTTGAACACCGGCATCGGCATCCAGTCCTCGTAGCGGGTCGGCTCGAAGTTCCTCGAGGCTGAGATGTACCGGAGGTGCTGCACCCCGGCACAGAACAGGATCGCCTTCGTCCATACGGGCTCGAAGGCCTCGAGAGTCGCCAACCGGACGCGCTTCGCCTCGTCGACCAGCTTGAGGCAGTACAGCTCGTCCGCGGTGGGCGAGTAGGGGACGGGCTTCGACTCGTCGGCGCGCAGCTTTCCCGCGATCGCCGACGCCTTCGATTTCGCGTCCTGGTAGAGAGCGTTGACTTGGCCGGCGAACTTACCGGCTATTCCTGGTACGCCTTGTGCTCCCACTTACCCATCGGCGCGGACCTCGGGTGGAATGAGGGGTACAAGGTTCCCGGCAGCGTCGAACTCGGCGCCGTCGTCTCGCACATAGCCGCCCCCAGCTACGGGCGTGTACCCAAGTAGTTCTTCCTTGTCCGGACCTTCGACACCCTGTTGCGCCGCGCTGGACTCGAGCCAGCGGGCCGCCATGTTCTGAGTCTCGGCGAGCCGCTTGTAAGCGTCCCGGACCAGCCCCCAGAGGAGGTATCCGACCCCGCCGAGCATTCCCAGCAAGGCGAGGACCAGGCCGAGCAGTATTTCCTGGGTCGTCACGAGTAGAACCTCCCCTTGGCGAGCCGTCCGAAGGCGGGCGTCAGCAGCCGCCCGTAGCCCGTGCGCATCGACCCGCCCCTACCGACCCCGTAAGCCGCACGCAGCCGCGTCAGGTTGTACGGATTGTCCTGACTTCGCTGGCGCCGGAGAAGCACACCTGCAGCTCGGGTGATTGACGCTTGCGGCTTGGGAGATCCGGCACCACGCATCTGGGAGATGCGCCGAGACTGTTGCTCGAGGACCGGGAAAGGGCTCTTGGATTGCTTCGCCATGACGGGGACTGCGGGGGCGGGCCGAAGACCACCAGACCGCCCCCGCGTCTCTCCTGCCTACTTGCCCTTGCCCTTGCCGCCTGAGGGCTTGGCCGCGGCTACCGCCACGGGGGGCTTCGGCTTGGTCGCCTTCGGAGTGGCCGCTCCTTGGGCGGAAGCTCGCTTCCGGCGCTTGTCGATGTAGGCCTGGCGCTCCGGGCCTTCCTGAGTCATCGCGGAGCGCATCCTCGCCGCGGACTCGTTCATCGGCTCGACGCCGTCGCTACACAGGGCCGCCATCAGACCGACCGCCACTTCCGGGGTCAGCTTGAACCGGGCCTTGCCGGGCTGGATCACTACCTCGCGGGCGTTCTGCACATCGACCTCCTGTGCTCCCCCACTATCAGTTGGGCTTCCCCTCCGAGGGTACCACAAGACTTGCCCCGTCCAGACCGATCAGCTTGGAGCGTCTCTTCGCGGATTCACTCCGCATCATGCCGATCGCGTCACGCCCTACCTGGACCACGCGGGAGGCTAAAATCTCGCTGGGGATGTCCAATCGGTGCTTCTCGTGCCGCCCGGCGAGCGTCTCGTCAGCCTTCAGCGGGCCCTCCTCGGCGGCCTTCCGCTTGCACTCGATCGCGTCCCGATCCTCCCAGCCCTTGAGGTAGACGAAGCTGACCAGGGCGGCCAGCCCGGTGTCGTCGAACTGATACCGCTTGTTCCCCGTGGAACGTCGGTACTTGTCCGGAACGCGGTACGGCGTGCCCTTACCCACGGAGGTGCTCGGCAATCTTCTCGTTCAGGTGTTGCCGGACCTTCTCGAGGATCTCGCTGCCGTCAGCCTCAGTGATCCCCTCGTAGCACGGTGGATGGAGCTTCGCCCCCAGCACCAGGTCGCGCAGCGTCAGGGTCGCCCCCGTTGCCTTTTCCCGGCACAGCGGGCGCCGCTTCTTCGGCGTTCGCTTCTTCGACATCGGTTGCCTCCTTCCTCGGCTCGAGCTTCTTGATGATCGGGCTCGGCACGGCCTACTCCCGCGCTATCGCGGCCACGGCCCAGAACCGCGCCTCTTCGACCTTCGTGAGCGCGATGCTGCGCTCGCGGCAATCCTTCCCGGATTGCGTGATGGTACGGGCGGCCTGGTACAGGGCTTCCTTGACCTGCGCCACCGCCATCTCTGTCCCGGTATCGAGGTCCGGGGCCGCCATGAATCGCTTGTCCAGCTCGCCATCGGAAAGACTCATCTCAGCCTCCGAATAGATTCTCGTCGTGCTGCGTGTTCCCCCAGGCCTGATTGCGCTGGAGGACCACAGCACGCTTCTGTCTGAGAATATCACGCATCACCATCGACTGTTCAGGAGGCAATCGGTCCAGATCCAGCCGCTTGTTCGACATATCCCCAGGTTGTTGCAGTTCCGCAACGACAAATACCAGCCCGGAAGCGATCACGCCGTCGTCGTGGCAGCCAATATCGGCCTCCGGCTTGCCGGTCGACGGGTTCCGGACGAACGTCATCATCTGCTCGATCGTCGGAATGTCGTTGAACGTCGCCAGGTCCTCGTTGATCGCGTCGTCCACCGCATCCACCACCTGCGGACGGGTCTTCCGGTTGTTCTCCCAGCCGAACCGCTTGATCGGCTCCATCCCCATCTTGTCGGTGTCGTGCCGGACGTACAGATTCGGGTAGCCCTCGTTCTGAATCGAGACGATCACCGTGTTGCCGTGGTCGTTCGACTCCGGAATCAACAGCGCCCCGCCGAAATACCAGCCCAGCGCGGTCACCACCTTGGCGAACTTCGACGCCTCGATCCGATCGCGGTAGACCGCAACCTGCTCCCACGATTTCGAGTCGTAGACGTGGGCCTCCGCGAAATCAGGGTCCGGATTCTTCGGCGAGACGATCCCGCGGCAGGCGTCCGCGCCGATCCAGTACTCCCGCCCACGCTCCGGCATCCGGTAGATCATCAGCGGCCCGTCCGGCTTCGGAACGAACCGCACCTGCGCACCCTTCCGCCGAATGTCGCCCTCGAGCCCGCGTGGCCGGCGCGTGCCATCCGACGCCGAAATCCGCAAATCGAGCGCCGTCAGCTCGTTGTGCCGGTAGACCAGCTTCCGCGCGTTGAAGATCGGCCTGCCGGACGTCAAGAACGCCTCCTGAGGCGTCGTCGGGTACTCCTGGTGGAACAGATCCAGGTCGTTGCCGCACTTGTTCACAATCGCCCAGCGCCGCCAGTTCAACTGATCGTCGTCCAGGTCGAACTGCGCCTTCATCAACCCTTCGGCAACCCGGAACTCCTCACGATCGACCACGCTCGACGGAACCGGAACCATCGCTCCTGCCTCGATCGGACGGCGGTATTCGTCGAATTCCCACCACGGGAAGAACACCCCGATCCAATCCCCCGCCTCCTCCGGATTCTGACTGCGCTGCCAGCGGTCGTAGAACTCCCCTCCGACGCCGTTGGCCGTGGACTCGATGATCTGCACCGTCGCAGGATCGTCCGGCAAAGCCTGTTCGAGCCCCAACAACACCCGCTTCGCGTTGTCCCAGAACGCAACCTCCGACAGATGCAAGTACCGCAACGTCTTCGACCGGCCCAACTTCGACTTCCCAGCCGTGCCGATCCGGATCTTCGACTGCAATCCGGGGTTCCCCTTCGCCGTCTTCGGATCGGGATTCGCAAAGTCGAGCTCCATCCGGTTGTTCTTCCGCGACATCGGCCTGGCGGGCGCCATCTCGTACATCAGCCGCACCCGCTCGAAGAGATCCCGCGTCGAATCCTCGTCGTGCGCCGCAAGGAACGTCGTCACACCACGCTGCGTCGTCGAGTAGTGGTACATCCGGCCCAGCGAATATGTCGAGAACCCCATCTGACGAGCCTTCAGGATGATGATCCGTACAGGCTTCCCCGCCGCCCGGCGCTCCTCGATGATCGCGTCCACACGCATCTGCGCCTTGTTCAGCACGAACGGAACCACGCCGCCCAGCTTCGGCGTGATCCGCAAGTACTCCTCCGAGAACTCAGGGAACGTCAGATCCGCGGGCGATCGGCTCATCGGATCTTGTGATCCCCGCAAAAGTCCGTCGAGAACATCGCCGGCCAACCCTGCAACGTCGGCGCCTTCTTCCGGCAACGGCCCATGTCGCTATGACCGAACACCGGGCCCTTGACCATGAACCACATGCACGTCGCGCACACGAACGTCGCCTTGTCGGCCCAATTGTCGATCGGACGAATAGGAACAGCGTTCGACGCCTGATCCACCGCCTCCGCGTGGTACTTCGGAATCGAACCGCCCGCCTCACCCGCCGCCAGGTCGAGCGGATCGTTCACCGGAGAACTCGGATTCGCCCCGACCACCCGACGAACCGGATTCGTGCACGACCCCCCAGACCCACTCACCGAACAATCCTCGTGACCCTCCGCGCACCTGTGAGCAACGATCGCCATGCGGACCTCCTTACGGAATTTGGGACTCCTAAAAAATTGGGACTCCGATTTCAAGAAGGGACTCCTACTCTCTGTCTGCGAGGAGGAAGGATTCAGATTTGCGCCGCGGTGGATCGTTCCATCTCGGCCTCGAAGCCCCCATGCCTTCATTCGATCCCCGCCTCCCAGCCCTCATCGTCCTCTTCGCTTGCGTCGGCCTGGGCGTGCGCCTCGTCATCCAGGTCGCGTTGGCGCTGCCTTCGCTCCTTCGACGCTTGGTCGCGGAGGCGCACAGCCACATGACCCAGCTTGGCAAGCGTCGATGGATCGACGTCGCGGTGGGCAATCTCGACCCAGCCCCGGAAGGCTGCGCACATCCTCACGTCCAGGGGCCGGACGTCGAAGGCCACGGCAATCGCCCGCACCGGCTCCCAAGCGAGGTAAGCCGCCTTGATCTCGGCCCGCCTGACGTTCTGGCAGATCGAGCAACGACGTCGGTGGACCTGATCGGCTCGGTCGGCCTCAGACGGCTCAGGAGGCGAGCGGTCGATGCCGGTGTGATCGGACGGAGGCATCGCGGAAATCGTACCACGGCAGCCCTGCGGGCCAGAGGGGGACGGAAATCGCCTCCTCCCCTTCACCTGCTCCAGGCAGACGAAAGCCCCGATGGTTGGCTGTCCCACCGGGGCTTCTAGTGCTGGCCCTGGCTACTG